CATGCCTGTGATGCTGACGTGCTGGTCAGCAGCGACACCGACTTACTGGTCCTGCACCCTTGGCAAGGCGTGCCGATCCTGACTCCTGCGGCATACCTCGCTGGATAAGGTCGGGTAGCTGCGGCCAACCCCTACCCGTTGACTCCGAACCATTCACCCTGAAACTTTCCAGAACGAAATCATTCTGGAGATGTGTTCATGTCGACGCGCAAGGCTGCCAAGGCGGTAGTTGCCGGCAAGCCCAAGAAGCAGACCAAGCCGGCAACAGCCAGAGCCAAGCTCGACGCCGCCGGCACAGAAGCGATCTGCGACCAACTTGTCCAGGGTGATTCGTTTCGGGTCATCGCGGCCACATTGGGTGTCAGCGTCGCATCATTGTTCGATTGGATTGAGCTCAATTCCGAACGCTCTCAGGCGTGCGCGCGTGCGCGAATTGAGGCTACCCAAGCCTATGACGATAAAGCCCTGGAAACCCTGGAGAACGCCGACAAGGAAACCATCTCGGTAGCCCGTGAAGTAGCAGCCCATTACCGCTGGCGCGCCAAGGCGGCCAACCCAAAGCGCTATGGTGATCGAACTACCGTGCAAGGTGACAGCGAGAGCCCGGTTGAACACCGCGTGCGAATCAGCTTTGTGGACGGCAAGCCGTGAGCGAAGTCCCAGCAGCAATGCTCAAGCCGGATGACGATGTGCTCGACATCCGGTTTCCAAGCAAGCTTAGGCCCTTGTTTGCGCCCAGCCGCTACAAGGTGCTCCACGGCGGTCGCGGTGGTGCCAAATCCTGGTCAGTGGCCAAGGCTTTGCTGCTGATGGCATCCGGTGCGGAGCCACTGCGCATCCTGTGCGCGCGGGAAGTGCAGAAGTCGATGAAGGACTCTGTGCACCGGTTGCTGTCGGACCAGGTTGAAGAACTTGGACTGGCACATTTCTTCACCGTGCTGGAAACCGAAATCCGCGGCAAGAACGGAAGCCTGTTCCTGTTCTGCGGTTTGCAATCGCACACCGTCGATTCGATTAAAAGTTACGAGAGCGTAGACCGCTGCTGGGTTGAGGAAGCACACGGGGTTTCCAAGCGCAGCTGGGATGTCCTGATTCCCACCATCCGCAAGCCTGATTCTGAGATCTGGCTGACCTTGAATCCCGACATGGATACCGACGAAACCTACGTCAGGTTCATTGCGGCGCCCAGTCCTGATACCTGGCTGTGCGAAGTCAACTGGCGTGACAACCCGTGGTTTCCGGAAGTCCTGGAGCAAGAACGCCTCAAGGCGCAGGCGCGTGATCCGGAAAGCTATGAGCACATCTGGGAAGGCAAACCGCGCCGGGTGGCTGAAGGCGCCATCTACCGCCACGAGATCGACGCTGTGTTCAAGGACGGCAGGGTCAGATTGGTTCCGTATGACCCCATGCTGCCGGTCCACACCGTCTGGGATTTGGGATGGAACGATGCCATGACGATCATCTTTGTGCAGCGCACCCCGATGGATGTTCGGTTGATCGATTACATCGAAGACAGCAACCGCACCCTGGACTGGTACGTTGCCGAGTTGGAAAGACGGCCGTACCGCTTTGGCACGGACTACATCCCACATGACGGCCGGACCAGAAACTTCCAGACGGGCAAGAGCACGGAAGAACTGCTGGGCGAGCTCAAGCGTAAAACCCATGTTCTCCCACAAACCAGCGTGGAAGAAGGCATCAAGGCAGCGCGACTGCTATGGCCACGCTGCTACTTCGATCAGGGAAAGACTGCTCGTTTGCTGGAATGCCTGAAACGCTACCGGCGCGATGTTAATCAGGCCACCAATGAGCCCGGGGCCCCGCGGCATGACGAGTACAGCCATGGAGCGGATGCCTTCCGGTATTTGGGCCAGGCCATCGATCTGATGAGCAATTCATCGAACGATGCCATTGGTTCCTTCAAGCAACGAACCCGCAGCTGGAGGTAGCCATGCATCTTTCACCCATTCTGTCGCCCCATGGTGAACCGGTCTTTGCGGTCGGGCACCGGCATTCCTGGAAGCAGGCTACCCGCAAGGGCTTCAATGTCTCTCTGGAATGGACCGGTGAGGGCAAGAAATCACAACCCTGTCTTTGCATCTGGGCGGCGACCAATGTGTTCCTGCAAGGCTATTCAGATTCAGGTGTCTGGGTCATTGGCCGGCGTGCCATCACCGAGTTTGTTGGATTCAATGCCGATGGCACTTGTACCGGCAACCCCAGCCCGCACTGCTTTCGGGAGGCCCGCGAGGCGTTGGTGGTGATGGGTAAGGATAGGAACGACCGGCAAGCCCTGCACGCCCTGTGTGAAGTGGTGGTCACCTTTGCCCCCGATCTGGTGCTGATGCCAGTCACCCCACGCTCGATCAGGATTGATCTTGAGAGCCAGAAGATGTGGGAGATTGTTGCCACCGACAAGCACACCGGCAAGGGTTTGACGGAGACGTTGGTATGAAGGCGCCGACCCTGAAAATGGATGACGCATCGGTGCGTGCACGCCACGACAAGCGCAAGAGCTGGTTTCTGGCCGAAGCATCACGCCAGGCATCGAACCGGGCCATGATGGCCAAGTGCGAGGGTTTCTATGACGGTACCCAGTGGGAACACGAAGATGCCGAAAGGGTGCGAGAGCGCGGTCAGAACCCGGTTGTGTTCAATGAGGTCAAGCCAACGATTGACTGGCTGATTGGCACCGAGCGCAAGAGCCGTGTGGACTTCGTGGTGGTGGCTGCCGATGAAGGTGAAGCCGCAAGCGACGATGCGACCCTCAAAACCAAGCTGCTGAAATACCTGGACGATGCCAATCGGGCGGTGTTCGAGCGTTCCTATGCGATTGAAGATGCTTTCAAGGCCGGTCTGGGCTGGATGGAAGTGGGCTTGCGGGGCGATCCATCCGGGCCGCCGATCTATATCGGCGCCGAGTCCTGGCGCAATATCCTCTATGACAGTCAAGGGTCCAAGCGTGATCTGTCAGATGCGCGCTACCTGTTTCGCATCAAGGTTGTGGACCGGGATGTGGCCGAAGCCTTGTTCCCGAATAAGAAGGTCCAGATCGACCGCTGTGTGCAGACCGGTGACGATGTCACGATCTTCAGGGATTGGCTTGGTGGCTCTGGTCTGCTGGCCGGTATGGATTCGTTCAATCCCGGCAATGGCGATGAACTGGACTACATGACGGCGCGGCCCGTTGATCTGTTCAACCCAAGAGAACGCATTCTGCTGATCGAGTGCTGGAGCCGGGAGCCACAAGCCCAGCTTCATCCGGTCACCGGCATGGCCGATGGAGTGAGCTGGCGCATGTGCTGTGCGGTGATGACCGAGAAAGATACCTTGATCGAAGCCTGGAGCCCGTTCAAGCACGATCTGTTTCCGTTCATTCCGGTCTGGGCCTATCGGAACAAGCGCACCGGCATGCCGTATTCGCCGATCCTGCCGTTGCTGGGCCCGCAGGAGGCGCTAAATCACCGGATGAGCCGCAGCCTGTACGAGGCCAGTGCGAACCAGATCAAGATGGAAGTTGGCGCCATCGATGCGGAAGTGATGGACCTAGCCGAGATCAGAAGGGAGCTTGACTCACCAGATGGCACGGCGGTCTTTGCCAATGGCGCCCTGTCTGGTGGCAAGGTGCAAGAGCGCGGCAACGAGAGCCGGGCCCAGTTTCAGCTACAGATGGCGCAGAACGACAGTGCGTCCATTCGCAATATGTCGGGCGTGAACGCCGACAACATGGGGCGCAATTCGAATGTGACCAGCGGCAAGGCAGTGATGGCCAAGCAGGAGCAGGGCACTTTGCTGACCATGGAGCTCTTTGACAACCTGCTGTTTGCCCGGCAGATGGAGGGCGAGATCACGCTGAGCCTGGCAGAGCAGTTTCTGACCCAGCCCTTGACGATTAGGGTCGCCCATGAAGGTAACAGGTACGACTATGCCAAGCTGAATCAACCGCAGGATGATGGCAGCTTCCTGAATGACATCACCCAGCGCAAGGCCAGTTTCGTAATTGGCGAGCAGGCATGGAAGCTGTCTTATGCCGAAGCGGCGTTTGATTCTCTGATGCAGGTGCTGTCGCAGTTGGCGTCTTCTGCACCCCAGGTGGTGGTGGGCATGCTCGATGTGGTGTTTGAGATGCACCCCAATTTGCCACGCAAGAAAGCAATTCTGGAGCGCATTCGCCAGGTCAATGGTCAGTCTGACCCGGATGGCAAGGAAACACCGGAGCAGCAGGCTGCCAAGCAAAAGCAGCAGCAAGTGGCTCAAGCCCAGTTCGAGGCGCAGATGGCGCAGATCAAGGCCAGCATCCGCGAATCACAAGCCAAGGGTGAGAAGCTTGAAGCTGAAGCGATGGCCAAGCGGCTGGAGGGCTTGTACATGAGCGCGCAGGCAGCGCAAGTGCTGGCCGTGGCGCCAGGCATCACGCCGATTGCAGATGAATTGCTGAAGGCCGCGGGCTTTCAGGATTCGAATGCGCCGGGGCCGGTGATTGATCCGGCGGTGGCGCGCGACAACGTGACGGCAGCGGCGCCAGGCATGACGACAACTATCCCGCCGGCGCAGCAGGCTGATGGGGCGATGGCTGGCATTCAGACGCAGCGCGCTGATGGTGTGCACGCGTCACTTGCACCGCACCCAACCCCAACTTTTTAAACCAACCTTGAAGGATTGAACATCATGAGCCTTGTAGCAACACCCACTGAGACTGACGTACTGGCCGACATTGCACGTGAGCGTGCCGCTGGACTGGATCCGTTTGGCGATGATGAGTTTGATCCACCGGTGATTGGGGCGAAGGAAGTTATCGAGGAGTTGGATGAACCTGGGACAGCTGCTGCGACTGTCGATACTTCCGATGCTGCCGATGCATCGCCTGAGAAGGATGCTGCTGCGGTTTCGGATGCGGAGACGCTGGGCGGGGAGGGTGCTGATGCTGCCACGCCCAAGGCGAAGGATGGCGATCAGCAAGAACCGGTTGAAGAAGCTGCTGCCGACACTACGGAAGAGCCACAGGCCGCGGCGGCAGAGTCGCCGAAAGACGTGGTCAAGGAGACCGTCAAAGAAACACCAGAGCCCCAGATCCCAACCTACCAGACAGAACTGCCGGCGGACTACCAGGCGCAGCGTGGTGTGCTTCTGAAAGAAAAAGCCTTGGCCATGAAGAAGCTCATCGATGGTGAGCTCGATCTGGATGCGTTCTCTGTTATCGAGTCACGGGTTTCCAATGCCTTGGAAGATTTGACAGCGCAGCGGATTCGGTCTGAAACGCTCAGCGAAGCCAATGTGCAGAACCAACAGGCCATGCAGCAGTCGGAGATTCGCCGGCTGATTGCACGGTCCAAGGGGGATGTGGATTATTCGAAGGACACCAAGGCGCAAAAGAACTTCGATGTGGCGCTGCGCACCTTGCAGGCTGATCCGGACAATGCGGCTTTGGAGTTTGGCGATTTGGTCGATGAAGCGCACCGGGTGGTGATGGCGCTGCGGGGCGGGGTGGGGAAGGTGGATGCGACTGTGCCGGCGGCTGCTGCGGTGACAGTCCAAGTCGTTGCGCCGGTTGTGAAGGAAGCTAAGGTGGTAAAGGCGGCTACACCGGCGGCGCCAATTGCGGTTGCATCTGAGAGGGTTCCCGATCGGCAGCCTGCCGAGAAGGCGCCGGTGACCTTGCGTGGGTTGCCGGTGGCGTCTACGCCGAATTCGAATGGAGATGTGATCGAGCAGATGTCACGTCTGTCGGGGCAGGCCTATCAGGATGCGTTTGCCAAACTGTCACCGCAGCAGCGGCGCAGTTTGGTAGATGAGGAGTGAGGGGGCGAGCTTGTCTTGTATCGCGTCTTGAACGGATGATCGGGTTGACGTCCGAAGACCGAAATCAGTTGTCCATGTTTTCGGCTTTGCGGGGTGGTCCCAGTCCTCAGCGGTCCATCGCGACTCACGAAGGCTGTCGTTCAGGACGGGGTTCGTTCACTTTGGTCTTGAAGTTCGCGTGGACCAACTCAAGGCAGTGATGTCTGAACCGAAGATCGGCAACTTTTTCGACCGGCAACTCAAGCGCTTCGACATTCAATATCGCATTGAACGCGCCTAAGGAATGTCCTCGAAATGCACTCGAAAGTGCTGCTCATCCAAGCGGGCTTGTGCGATACGGATGTGCTGGGTTTCCGGGCGTGCCCGAAGCGTCAACGCGTGGGCAAGCAGATCGGCGCCAGCGTTACAGCCCAACAGGATGGCCTTGACGGTACTCGGTGGTACTTCGAATAGGTACAAGGGCAAGTCCTTGCTGTCCTGCCCCTTTACATCGGCATAGTCGGGGGGCATCAGCATACGCCACTCCCGTTCATACTCCCAGGCCTTGCCCTTGGTCATGATGTTGTCGAACGACATTTCGGTAACGACAACACTGGGCCTTTCGTCTTGATAACGGATATACCTAAGTCTGCCGTATTCCTCAGTGAAAGCCGCAGCATCTTCGGAAGTTGCTTTCACATGCGCAGGTGGTGTCACTTGGTGGAAGAACGGCGCGGTAGTGTCAAACGCGATGACGAAACCACGATGGCTATCACCGTAGTGGGGCCACATTAGAAGACTGTCAGCGTGTTCGCAGAGCGACAGCACACCGATGTTCGAGTTCATCAGTTCGTCAATACGTGCAGCCATCGGAGCGTTGTGGTCGGACGCGCGCAACGAGGCGGCCTCGATCTGCTGTGTGCGGTCGTGCTCGATCCGAAATCGGAAGACATCGAACGGTATGGGTTCGCCATGTCCGGTGCACTCGCCGACCATGGCGTCGTATCGCTCCCGTGCGTATTCCTCCCAGCGACGGGTTGCGATCTCGCGAACCTTCTCGGGAGTGCTGTATCCAGCGATGTGCGGACGCATCTCGAAGGGGTCGTTCAGCGCATTGGGTTGTGTGAAGCGGATCAGCCAGTTGTCGAAGATCGTGCTTCGCTCGGCCGGCATGTATTTATAAAGAACGGCAGGAAGGTCGCGTGGCGTGTCCATCGCGATAGCTTATGCGATGACGCGCGTTTCGTCCTTGTTCCTGGCGTGAACTTGTTCTGGTGCCCGATTTCGCTTTTTTGTCGAACTTTCCCGGGTGTTGACTCCGAAAAAAACTCTCCCACACTTCAATTCAGACGCGCAGCAGTGCGTCGGTGCTTAAAGAAGGAGATTCGCCATGGCACGGACAACTATTTTGCCGACTGACCCCAACAAGCGCAAAGCCTGGGCAGCAGCGGTGGCTGAGGACGCTGCCAAGACGCAGTACTTTGCTCGCATGCAAGGGCCCGAGGGTTCCCGCAGCGCAATCGTCAAGAAAACCGACCTCGAAAAAGGCGCTGCCGACGAAGTGACCACCGCACTGGTGGCCAAACTGCGCGGTCAACCCATTACCGAGGGCAAGAAGCTCGCGGGTTCTGAATTCAAGCTCTCGCACAGCTCGCACTCCATGCGAATCAACGAGTTCCGCCATGGCGTGAACGTCGGTGCCCGCATCGAGCAGTCCCGTGTTGGTTTCAACCTGGCCCGTCAGGGCAGGGAGAAGCTCACCGAGTACATCAAGGAACTCTACGAAGAGGTGATCTGCATGGCAGCCTCTGGTGCCCGCGGTACTGGTGATGAAATCCAGCACTTTGGCACCGAGTACGTGGGTTACCCCAATGCCTTGCGCACACCGGACGCATCGCACTACTTTGTCGGCACCGGCGGTGACAAAACCAAGGCAACGCTGGCCAGTACCGACAAGCTGACCCTGGCCACCATCAACAAACTGCGTACCAAGGCCAAGAAAATGCTTGGCGGCGCACCCGACAAGGCAGTCAAGATGACGCCGGTGAACAAGGGTGGGCGTGATGTCTTCATTCTGTCGGTCTCGCCCGAGGTGATGCAGGACATTCGTGATGACTCTGGCGCTCAGGGCTGGTTTGAATCGCAAAAGGCGCTGGTGTCCTCAATTGGCAAGGACGCCGAGATCTTCAAGGGTGGCGCCGGCATGTACAACGGCATCCTGGTCGATGAGATGGAAACCTGCGTCAAGTTCTCAGACTTTGGCAGTGGTGGTGATCTGCCGGCAGCACGTTCCTTGTTTCTGGGCTCCAACGCTGTCGTGACGGCGCATGGCACCAAGGGCATGGCGGACGGCATGTCGGTCAGTCTGGACGAGGATACCGATGACCGCAAGCACGATCACATTCTGTTCTTCGAGATGATCTTTGGCGTCGACAAGACCCAGTTCAACGGCATGGATTACGGGATGATCACCGTGGATTCTGCTTTTACCGCTGCTGTTTAAGGAGAATTGAAATGGCACTTTACCAATCCAAACAAGTCAAGGCCGGTGTTTGCGCTGCCAGTGCGGACGAAGCCAATGACCTGATGGCCATTACCGGCGAGTTTGTGGTTCCGGCCACCCTGGCGGTGAACGACGTGATCGAGTTCGGGGCTTATCCGGCCGACACCATCGCGTTGGACCTGATTGTGGCAACACAAGACCTCGATACCGACGTTGCGCCAACTCTGGTGCTGGACGCTGGCATTCTGAGTGGTGACTATGCCAAGGCAGATTCAAGCCGAACCTGCGGGGCTGAGTTCATTGATGCCAGTACCGTGGGGCAGGCTGGTGGTGTGGCGCATGCTGCGGTGGCAGCCGGGCTGCTCAGCGCACCGAGCCTGAGTGACAGAGGCTTTGGCCTGAAGGTGAGGACCGCCGCGGCGACGCTGACGGTAGGGGCCCGAATTCGGGTGACCCTGATGGTGGCACCACCGCCTTTGAACATTGACGCTGCTTGAGCATGGGCAAGCGCCAGATTCTTCAACTGAAGAAGCAGGGGCTGGAGCAACTGATGCTGGAGCCGCATGGGGAAACTGCTGTGGTGCAGGAATCTGTGCCGGTGCGGGCAACGGATCGGGACTTTCCGAACCGGCTCAGTGGTGATGCTTTGCGGGAACTGGCGCACCAGCGGGGTTTGGCCAGGTCATCGCTGGACAGCATGACCGACACCAAGATTCGTGAACAACTGCGCTACATCTTGCAGCGCCAGTACGAAGAGCCATGATCTGGTCTGACTTCTACCCTTGGGTGCTGCCCAGCGTGCCGGGGTGTCCGAACCCCACACTGGACTTGCACATCAGGCAGGCTGCCATCGATTTCTGTCGCAGGACACTTTTCTGGGTTCGCACGCTGGACGCGGTTGAGGCCAATGGGATGGATATCCGGTTTGATCTGGATCTTCCCAGTCAGACTCAGGCTGTGAAGCTGATGGCTGTGGCGGTCAATGGGTTGGAATACCTTTTGGTGGATACCCAGCGCGGCTTGCAGCTGGTGCGCCAGGGTCGTGGGGCTGATTTCTCATTCACCCACGACAAGTTGACGCTGGATGTGCATCCGCTGCGCGCCAGGGGCGACAGCATCGAGGTGGACATGGCGTTGGCGCCGAGTTTCTATGCCAGCAGCATCGAGACCGATGTGGCGAGCCCCCATACACAGGAGATCGCGCAGGGTGCCTTGGCAACTCTGCAGATGATGGCGGGGGTGGCGTGGTCTGATCCCGGATTGGCTGCGGCCAACAAGGCGTTGTTCAATCAGCGGGTTGCCACGGTGGCGATGCACTTTGCACGGGGGCAGGGGGCGGCTAGGGTGTTTAGTAGCAGGACGTATTGCTGAGTGCTGTTGTCTGAGTTCATGCCCTGAAAAATTGGTCGCTCAGTTGGCCCAGTTTTCCAATTGGAGCCCTGTCACTCGTTTGAATTCACTGGTGTTGTTGGTAACCAGCGTGGCATTCATGGCCAGCGCGTGGCAGGCGATCCAGAGGTCGTTGGCGCCTATGGGTGTGCCAGCGGCGCGCAGTTGGGTGAACTGCACGGCGTAGTGCGTGCACAGATCCCGATCTACAGCGTAGCGCACCGGTATCACACGCGTGAGTTCATCGAGGCGGCGCAGCACGTCTGGTTTACGGGTGCTGCGCTCAGCGCCCTTGAGCAACTCGGCGAAGGTAAAAAATGACATGCACAGCTCGACGCTGCTGTCCAAAGCGTTGATTCGATCAGCAACGCTGGCCGGCTTGTTCTTGATCAGATAGATCAGGATGTTGGTGTCGAGCATGTAGCTCACAGCGATTCCCGATCCTGCATGGGCGGCTGCTCTGTTTGTCCGGTTTCAAGCAAGGCGACAAATTCATCGTCGAAGGCGCTCAGCGCATCGAGCAGGGCGGCACCGCGGTCCGTGGGCATGGGATGCAGCACCAGGTCCCCTTCGGCATTGCGAGAGATTTCAACCCGGCTGCTGACAAGCCGGAACTCCTGCGGAATCCGCACGGCCTGGCTGTTGCCGTTCATAAAGACGCGACTGATGGCTTTTCGCATGAGAAAACCTTATGTACACACTTATGTGTGTGTATGATAAAGATTCGAGGCTGTTTGTCAAGAAACCTTGGGAGGATTCAGATCGGCGCGCCACCGATTATTGGCTTGTCAATTTCTGCAAAACCCCTGATGCGAAAACTTTTGGATGCTCGCCGCCTGTTTCTGACGGGCAGTCTAAATGAGCGCTATAGTTGTTGATCCATAGATCGATTCTCTGCAGTTCGGCTTTATATATGCAAGTTATGTCTTGCAAAAAATAGATTTAACAATATAATAGCAATCTATGACTGACACTATTCGTTTGCCAGATGAGCTTGGCCACCAGCTATTTGAGCACCGGAAAGCGCTCAATTTGAACAAGTCCGAGCTAGCCAAGAAGGCCGGGAAGGTTCGCGAGGTCGTCTACCGGCTTGAGGCCGGGGAGGATTCCACTGTGTCGTCGCTGATGGCTGTATTGGGAGCTTTAGGATTGGCCATACGGCTCGAGCGCGTCGGTCTGCCATCGGCCGAGGAAGTGGCCCGTCGCTTCCAGGAAGACGATGATGCTCCCTGAAAAGATTCGTGCCCTTTCGGTATCTATCGGTGACAGGGAGCAGGCTGGTCAGCTTCTCAAGACGTCCAACTATGAGTTCCGCTACCTAGACCAAGACCCTGATCAGCCGGCGATGGCATTGCTCATGTCGCCCAGGGAGAAACTCACTTGGCAGGCCGGCGACCTGTTCCCGTCCATGGACCAGAACCTGCCCGAAGGTGACCTGTTCATGAGAA